CTTAAAGGTATTTCAATATTATTTATAAATAATTGCTCTCTCATTATCTACGCTGTCTAAAGTTATCTGATAATTCTAATTCGATACTAAAATTAAACACCTTATCTACTTGGTCTTTTAACTCTCTCCATGATTTAGAGCCTTTGATTATCGCAGGCTTAAAGTTATGGTCTCCGTTATTATCTACAAACTCAACAAATAGCTGAGGACTAAATACCATCTCCTTTAACCAGTTTAGTTGAGTCTCGTTAATTAGTCCGCTTTCCAACTCAAGCCTATTAGAATACTTTGTATAATAGTTAACTTTCTTAATTGTGTCGTGACTATAAACTAACCCCGTAGAAGTTATGTTATTAGCGTTCGTGGTATAATCCTTACTCTCTCCATCGGATAACCTTTTACTATTACCTTTGAAATTAAAAGAATCGTAAGCCCCGTATTCGTTCTTGAAATGTACTCTAAACGTTTCGTAAAAGCATTCGCTATCAATTGTAAAATATAATATTTCACCTACGGCGGTACCTGGACTTTGAAAGCATTGAACGGTATAACTAGCAACGGATGAAGTAATAACAGGTTGAGCGCCTACTAAGAAAGCCCCCGTTATATTATTAAGGCTTTGCGGTGCGGTTGCTACACTATTCATCCTAGACCTATCCGAAGCCGTTACCGCGTTGTTAGGTATATCAAAAGTAGAAATTAAAGCCCCCGCAGAATCGTAAGTTAATACCCTCATAAAGTCTACGCTTGCTGGAGTTTCGCTTAAATACCAATGCCAGCCTAAATCAGTAATATAAACGCTTGGCGTTTTGTAGTTGGTTAAAAACTCGCCTTGGTTATTAGTATCAAACAAGTATAGCAAGTATTCAGAATTGTTATAGAAGTCTATCCATCTATGCTCTTCTAAGCTACCGCCAAAAGCGTATTTATCTGTACCCGTTACTAGGTTTTTATATTCTACGATAGGATCGTTAGCGGTTAGCCTATACTCTTCTCCGTACTCTACAAAATATCTAATTACCGCGTTATCCGTTATTCTTATGGCGTCTGTATCGTCGTGAGGTACGATATTCTCCTTAATGTACTTTTCAACGTGTCCGCTTAAATCCTGAACGCCTCTACCTAATAATGGGTCTGGGGTAACCTTTGCCGTGAATACAACCGTAGAGCCGCTAATATAGTCTACTATCTTAATATCGAAGATATATCTGTAATCTGGTTTAGTCCTAATAGAAGCGTCGTTTTGAAACACTTGAACCTCCATCTTATTATAGACGGGACTAAATAACCTTGTATCTGTATTAATTACTATCGCCATTGAGCGTTATTTTTATGTTTGGTTCTCCTTGTGTATTTTTTCTTATTCTTATACACGTTAGGTCTTGTGGCTATCTGTATCTCTTGTTGAGTAACCTGTATTGTTTTAAGTTGCTTCACCTTTGAAAGCCTTTTTTAAACTAATTGTTATTTCTTTTGCTCCTACTTCTTCCAATCTATTAACTAAATCCTCGGCTAATTTGTTATCAACTACGTCAGAATAAAAGTTAGTTGCTCGTATACCTCTGTAGAATACCGAGTTTTGAACTACGAAAGGATTTACCCCATTGTTATAAGACCAAGGTTCTAGCGCGCTTATAGGGGGCTTCTTGCCGTTCTTCTTAAAACTAAACGGGCTAGTGTTGTTCTTTTTAACGTAAGAGAATAAGCCAGACTTACTTACACCGCCTACACCTTGCACCCCTTTATCAACAAACTCCCAGTAGTCCTCCATCTTCAACTCGAACTGATAATTAGTACCTAGGAATTTAATATCAAATATAATAGACTGCTCTAACGTCTTAGGGGTAATAGAGGTTATTTCTTTTTGTAAGTTCTTTCGTAGGTCAGCTTGTAACTTATTACCGAAGTCTTGAAGTACCCCAGCTATTGTGTTCTCCTTACCTAGTGTTACTAAGTCCTTATCTTCTATGCCTAGCAAGTTCTTGCTCATGTCTTTCTCTTTCTTCTTCTGCTTGTATTGAGTAGTATTGCGCTTTACTTAAAAAATCTATCACGTTCCTTTTAGCGGTATTATCCCAATTCTCATTTAGTCGTTTACTAATCGCTTCGATTGTCGCAAACCATCCATATATTCTTTGTAATCTTCCAGGACTTCCTCCCTCATCCGCTTCGATATCTCGATTGAAGAGGTAAGGAAATAGTCTGTAAATTCGTTTCGTGTCTTCAAAAAAAAACTGGTTATTGGATAGGTGATCGTTACGGGAAGATCGTTAAATCCTTTAACTCTTTCTGGTATCTCGCTCTCGTTAAACTCGAAATACTTACGCTGTAATAAACCTAGTTTAAACGGTCTACAGATATAATACATCGCCAAAGCTAGATCGTCGTTCTTTGCTGCTTCTTGAACTCCTGCGAATCGTTCTGCTGTTAGTTCTTTCGGATTCATTGTAACCTCGTACCAAACGCCATTTAGTTTAAATGTCTCGTATATCTTTTGCGGTATTGGAGTAGTCAATAAGTTTTTAACGCTCTGCAATTCTCCCAAAGGTATTTTCTTTGCCTCGTCTTCTGTTACCCCTAACAAAATAGCATTCTGCTTAATCAGTAGTTGAACGCGCTCTAATTCGCTTTCGGGCTTCTCCTTTAAAGTCTTGGCGTACTTCTGAAAGTTTAACGTGCTTATATCATTCCAGTTCATATCTATTAAACGTTTAGTTATCTTATTATGTTATAGACTCCGCTTTTCTTCATAGTCTTTTTAGCATGTCTTGTTATTGCTCTACTCATTACATAATCGTCATGCAGTCCTGCGGGCGCAGAATATTTAATGGCTCTAGTCTTTAGGTTGTACTCATAGGTAAACGTTTGTAATTCGCTTACTTGCCAATCATAACCAATAATAGATAACTCCTTATTCTCAAACCCTACTATCAAATCCTCAACTATCGCTTGCTTACTTTTGCTTGTCGTTACGAATGGTTTTATACTTGTCTTCGGATAGTTAACCGCGTTTCGTATCTGTTCAAATATAGCATCCTGCGCTCCGTTTGCTTCTACCAACGTCTTAGGCTTGTACTTGTTTAATACCGCTACTATGTTATTGATTATCGCGCTCCAATCCATATGCCTCCATCTATTACTATAGACCTCTTGGTCCTGCTCGTTTACTATTGTTAGCACCGTCCAGTCATCCGCGCGCCCTAAGTCAATACCAGCGAATAGATGGTTAGTCTTATTTGCTTGGTTAATACATTCGTTTATATTTCGGAATACGCTTGAACCGTCATCTAAGAACTCGGCTAAATATTCTTGTTTGAAGATATGTTCTGGAAGTGATCGCCTCGCGTCTTCTATTTCTTCGGGATCGATAAACGGATTATCATAAGAAGTACCAAAGAATGATTTATATTGCGGATTATCGTTAGCCAGGTTAAAGACCTTATAAAATTGGTTCTTACCTTTAGGCGTTGACATTATCAAAACCTTCTTACCTTTGACTAGCACCGTAGCCTTTAGGACCTCATCCCAAGCTTGTGGTTTAAAAAAGGCGAACTCATCACAAACTAAACCGTCAAACGTTTCCCCTCGTATAGTGTCGTAGGCTTCTGCTGAATAGAATAGTATAACGCTCCCCGTATCAAACTCTATAATCAAATCTGAGTTATTGATACGAACGACAAAAGGACACTTTCCTAATGCCCTTACTACTTCCTTAAATACTTTCTTGCATTGTTTGTAAGTCGGAGAAATCCAGCCTACTTTCCAGTTCTTATTTTCAATAGCCCACTTTAATGCTTGATTCTCTCCGAGTAAAGTCTTACCAAACTGCCTCCCTATTGATACTACAAAATACTTACCTTCTTCGTTAATGGCTTTGTGTATCTCTAGTTGCTTTGGATGAGGCTTATATAGTTTGAGTTTACCCATTTAAGTCTAAGTACTTTTGTGTCCCCATACTCGATAGATGCCAGGCGCAACAAGTATTACAATAGTAAACGTTTTTTAAATCAAAGTCTTTGATTTTCTTGTTGACTAGTTTTAAACGTTTCTTTGCTTCTCTACGAGTTGAAAAGCATTTCTTTTTACAGTACATACTAGCCCCATTCTGTTTTGTGGCTTGTATCTTTATGCTCGTACTTCTCTGGTTCGTATAATCCAGTTAACTTACTTATCTCTGCTAGTGATCCGCGATAGTCTGAACCCTTAACCATTTCTTTTAATAGGTAGAATCTTTGCACCTCGTCTTTTGTCTTGTCATTCTTCTTACCTAACTCCCATAATTCCTCCCAAGCTTCGATCATTTTAAAGTGGTGACTTATGATTCTATCGCGGTCTACTTTGTGTTCTTCTTTTAGTTGTTCTCTTAATTTTTCAATAGTTGTACTTATGTTATACTGAGAGGCTAATCTAGAGGCTTTCGCTTTAATAGTCTCAACGCTTGTTGTTTCACTAACATTATACGCTTGTCTATAAGCTTCGGATTGATTACCTAGCTTAACAACCAATTGAGCAAACTTTTCTTGTTTAATCGTTAGTTTCTTCATCGTCTTTAAAATAATCCGTTATCGCAAAGAATAGACTCCATCCTATTTGATGGATGAATAAAGCTAATAGCATATTTAAGACTATCTCTGTACTTATCATAAAGCGTTTATCTCGTCTATTATTTCTTGTTTCTTCTTACCCTTAACAGATAATCCTTTACTCGTTGCGTACTTCTTTAACTCTCCCCACTTTAATTTTGTTAGGTCAACAATAGCAGGAATGCTTAACTCTTCAACCATTTGTTCAGCTATTTGATTTGCCAACGAATTAAGGTTTTCAGTTTTTTCTTCTAATGTTCCTTGAAATTCTAAATCTTCAGATATTCTTTCTATAACTTCTGATGGTTCTTTGCTGAAATCTTTTGGTAATACTTCCATATCTTTTTTATTTACTTGTGGCACTCCTTTAAATTCTACTGTCTTCTCTTCCTCCTTAATCTTGATCCATCGACGTAGATTAAACATCATTGATTTAACACAAGAAGCGCAAGCCATATCCGTAGGGAATAACTCAATGTTGGTCTTGCCGTATATGACTAAACGCTCTTGCATTCTTAACCTATAGTCCAATTCGTTTAATTCTTCTCGTATCTTTAGATTAGGCATAGCGCCTTTATCTAGGTACATGTCTATGTAAACTCTATACGGTTCTACTTCTTCTAAAAAATTCATGCTAAGATCAAATAAATTCCAGCCGCAGCCATTCCTAAATAAAACAACGTCTTAATTACCAAGACAGTTGTGCTTTCTTTTGGTTCTTCGCTCATCGTATTAGTTTTAATTGAACTACTCTATAAATCAAAGGTATTGATAGATATCCGTATTCGTATGTAAATATAGTTAAAATAATTGATGTCCAAAAGGATAAACAGAAAATACAGTTTAACGGCTTTTCATTTATCTTGTATAATTGTAGGCGGTTAATCCCTAAGTCGTTTGGCTCAATCATGAACTTTTGATAAACGTATAGTAAACCTATTGTCGCTAGTATTATTTCAAATTGCATTGTATCTTTTTTATTATTCCTTTAATTCTCTTGCTTGCGTGCTGTCTTGATATCTTAGTATCGGATTCAATCCAAACGTAGTTTAAATCATGTTGCAAGTATGCCTTAATCCATAGTATCTCCGTATGCGTTAAGTTAGATTCTCTTATGATATCGTCTACCTTTTTTTTAAAGTTCTCGTTGTCTAACGCTTCGATATAACTAAGGTCGTCAACTATTACTAATCTATTACACTTCCTATCGTCTAGCATTTGATTTTTGGCTATTGTATAAATCCATGCGTTGACGTTTTCATCCCTTGGAGGGTTCTCTATCATTTTAATGTAAACTTCTTGCGCTAGGTCTTCATAACCGTTTGGGCATATCGCCTTGCATATCGGTTCTACCTGGTCAAAGTATTTATCTAAAACGCTCACGGTTTGCAATATACAAAAAATTTAATTACCACTCTCACCAAAAGCCGATTTAGATAGTATTGAAAGTATGTAATATTTTAGTTTCATAATCTATTTATTTATCCATTAATTGCAAAAAAGAATCACCTAAATGTTTGTCAATTTCTTTTATTGCTCTGTATATTTTCCGACTGTTTATTTTGTTTTCCTCTTTTTCTGCTTTTGTTGAATCAATACCTTGATGAGCATAAATTCTTGCATCTATTCTAAGCAATTCATCGATTTTCTTTTTATCATCCCACGTCTTAAAGTTTAGGATTTTTTCAATATCGTTAATTGTATACATAATTTATTTATTTTAATTTATATTTCTTTTTCAAATATTCATTCCATTGTTGTTGCTTTCTTCCATTGATGAAGAACCAACCTAGATTTATCTCAAACCACTTAATCATCTTTGTTTTGGTTTAATTTATATTCTTTCATTAACTCATCATAACCAACCCCATTTAACCATTTTTCACAATAATAAGGAATCATTAATAGCCAAAATTCATAATGTATATCTTTACTCATCTTTGTTTTGGTTTAAGTTTATCCTTTATTATTCTAACGTCAGGACATACGCCTAACTTTGGTTTGTTATTCTTCGGATCAAACAAAAAGTCGATTGACCGCTTGTATCTTTTATTCATACAATCACGCACACACCATTTTCCGTTGATTTGTGGGCTTGAAATTGATTCGACGATAATTGTATCACCGAAACGAAAAAAGCCTCTAAAAACGCTTGTATCGTATTCGTGCAATTTCTGACGTTCTTCATCCCATATTAAATCCCTAGACAAAGCGCACCATCTTAATTGACCATTTGCAAGTTTATCTAATTCTATTCGGCTACCGTCAGCAGTCGTCAACGGATCAGAATCGCATTGAGTTACTTCTGCGTTGTAAGTAGTTGCCCTGTCTAGTTCAATCGGATATTGGACGAACAAAGAAACGCACATTGCTATTTTTGCTATCATAATCTTGTTTTAGTTTGTGTTCAAAAATGGGAGAACCTTATAACTCCCTTGAACATCAAAATGGTATAGAAAGGTTTTTGAAATTGTTTTTACATATTACCGTAACCATTACCTTTAGATTTTTGAAGTTTAAAAGTTGATTTGTTAAGGTTGTTAGGTACATTCTGTAATCTTGTTTTTAAAGTTGAATAGATAACAAAAGTTGTCAAACATTGTTTCCCCCACTTTGATTGAAATTCTTTTTTTGCTTCTACTTCTTTTTTAACTTGTTCTCTATACTCATCAGTGATAACGCCATCAACTTTCCAAGTGATTTTTTTACCTTTAGCGCAAAGTTTATGTAAACTTGTAATATCTTCTTCTATTGTTGTTTCATTCATCAATGCATCTAACTTAGCTTCTAATTCTTCAGTAGTGTATTCTTTACAGTTATTGTTGTTTAATTGTATAGTTTCCATTTGTTTTTGTTTTAATGTTCCCTACGAATCTACAAATAATTATTTAATATTACACAATTAATTGTTATTTATAATGATTTTAAATAAGCTATTTCCTTACGAAGTTCTTTTATAGTTAACTCATTGTTCTGGTTTACTAAGTCCTCGTCAGGTAATCTTAACGACCTATCAAAGTCAAAATTAACGAAGTCGTATACAAATTTTAACTCTTCTTGGCTGCATTTTTCCTCCAGTAACTTCTTTAACTCATTGTTATAATCTTCCAAGTCTTGTATGTACTTCTCCGATTTATGTAAGTGGTAAGCAGTTTGTAAGTTCTGATCTAAATTTGAATTGGCTATTTTCTTCCATGCAAAAGCTGCCGACCTCAACTGATTAACTTCCTTCTCTTTTTTAAACGCTAACTCTATTAACTCTATAAGATCGTCCCTATCATCTAGGTTAATAGTTTGAATCTGATCGAACGTTAAACGGTTTTCTTTGCTTATATGATCCGCTATAAGTTTGTTACGCTGTTGTAGTTT